CGCGGCGGCAGCGCTGTTCATCTGGCCTGAGTACCCGCCGCTCGTGCGCATCGGCGCTGCGATCACGTTCGTCGGCAACTCGCTCGCGAAGGCGTACCGCTCGAAGTAGCCCGACTTGAAGACGCCGCGCCCTGGTACTGGACTCGCTCTGCCAGGGCGCGTGCTTGTCCGCAGGACACGCCGACGAGTTGCAATGATGTTCGCATGAGAGTAACGTCGCTCTTGCAAGTTCACTCCCAACGAAAGGCAAGATCATGACCGTTCTAACTCCCGCTCAGATGCAGCAGACTCCCGCGCAGCGCGTGACGGGTCGCAACCCGCAGATGACGATGCTCGCGATCGAGCGTCGCGTGCGCATCGACGCGACGACGACCTACTCGCAGAGCGGCGCGCTGCTCGACGAACTGCTCAACACCTACAGCGGCAACGACCTCGCGATCGCGCTGTCGAGCGAAGAGTTCGGCTGCGTTGCGTGGCTCGTGTCGACGCGCGGCGACGTCGCGCCCGAACTCGCGCTCAGCGACTACCCGCACGAGCCTGGCTGCGTCGGTGCACACTGGACGCACAACGAATGCGGCGTGCGCATCTAGCGCAACAGCCCAGTCCGCGCAGGCGGCATCGAGATCGCGACTCGACTGGGCACGAGCACCCTGCTCACTCCCAAGAGAAAGGCAACTCCCATGACCCGATTCACTCTTCAAGTGATCGACCACGACGCGAAGAGCGTGAGCACGTTCCCGCAGTTGACGATCGCCGACGACGCGCCCGAGCCGCTGCTGAAAGGCTTCGCTCGCGACGTCGCGAAGATCGTCATCACCTTCGGCGGCGAAGACCTGTTCCAGATCAGCGCTGAGGAACTGACGAAGCGCTACGACCGCATCAAGGACGCCCGCGCGAAGATCGCGAACGTCTTCGACATCGCTGATCTCACGCGCTTCATTCGCGCGCTGTCGTCGAGGACGGTCGACTACGCGCTCGTCAAGGTGGGCGACTGAGATGCAGACGAAGCGCACCCGCACGAGCGCGCAGGCGCGCACCCGCGCGCACGAGAGCGAGCAGCGACTTCAGCCGCACGCGTGGCGCGTCGTCGCTGGGCCTCCTGGCTGCGCTCGCGTCGAGATCACGATCGAGTCGCCTGAGTCGTTGAAGCGACTGGGCATCGGCACCTGAGCGTGTCAGACGTGCGCGAGATCATGGCTCGCGAGGCTGTTCGACTCAGCCCACGTCACGAGCAGCAAACCCGCTGACTCAGAGAGGGAGATCATGAGCAAGACGAAGACGAGGGTGCAGCCGATCGCTGGCCCCGAGTACGACAAGGAGCGGCCCGAAACTCGCGGGCCGTGGCTCGCGCAGCGTCGCGGCGGCATCACTGCGACAGAGGTCGCGAAGGCTGCAGCGGGGCGCGCGAGCGACATCGCGAAGATCGTCGCAGAGAAAGTCAGCGGCGAAGACACGCTCGATCTGACGGGTAACAAGTTCATCGACTACGGCAACGCACGCGAGCCGATCATCGCCGACTATGTGCAGCGACGCTTCGGCGTCGAGCCGAACCAGGTGCTCTTCGCTCGCGGCGACAACCCGCGACACCTTGCGACGCCAGACGGGTACATCGACGACGCGTTCACGGGCGACGTCTTCGTGGGCGAGATCAAGACGAGCAGGCACGATCTCTGGCCGTTCCCGTTCGCACGCGACTACGCAGAACACGGCATCCCGTGGCTGACGCCGTCGATCGCTGAGAACGCGCTGCGCGCTCTCGATCGAGGCGACCGCTCAGCGAAGTTCTGGGACACGGGTTACTACGATCAGATTCAGTGGCAGATGTACGTCATGGACGCGTCGCGCGCGATCTTCGCGTTCGAGCAGCACGACGACAACTGGCCGAACCCGAAGCCGAAGCGTGAGGCCGACACAATCTGGGTCGAGCGCGACGACGCGCGCATCGCGTACCTGATCGACGTCGCAGAGCGGCTGCTCGCGAAGATCGACGCGTCGACGCCCGACTCGATCGCACCCGCGAGCGATGTCGACCCTGACGTGGCAGATCACGTGCACAAGTACCTGCACGCGCTCGCTGACGAAAAGGTCGCGGGCGAGGTCAAGTCGACGAACTGGAAGTGGCTGCAGGAACACTTCAAGAATGTCGACGAGTACCGCAACGAGAACGACGAGGCGAAGATCACGTGGGCGCGCAGCGAGAAGAGCGTCACGACGATCTCTGACGAACTGCTCGAACACGCGAGCGCAGCGCAGGCAGCGCGCATCGAGAAGGGCGAGCAGGGCGTCGCGCGCGCGCTCGCGCGCATCGAGAACGCTGAGGCGGCTCTCGTCAAGGCTCGCGACGCGCTCGACGTCGCTCGTGCTCGTCTCGACGGCGCGCGCAAGCCGTTCAGTGTCACAGCCGTCGAGTACGGTACGCCTCGCTTGACGATCACCGCCAAGCAGACAAAGTCAGCCGACTAGAACAAGGAGATCACACCCATGAGTAACGAACTCACGACGTACGCGACAGCGTCGATTGACGAGCGGCTGCGATACGCGCAGCACATCGCCAGCGCTGGGCAACTCGTCCCTGCTGGGCTGCGTGACGGCAGCAACCCGCACCCTGGCAAGGTGCTGCTCGCGATGGAATACGCGACGATGCTCGGGCTGCACCCGATCGTCGGCATCTCGAACATCAACGTCATCGACGGCAAGGTCAGCATCCCGCCCGCACTCATGAGCGCGCTCGTGCGTCGCGCGGGTCACACGCTGCACGTCGTCACTGAGGGCACGATCGAGGACGGCGACTTCAAGGCGACGGCGACGCTGACGCGCACCGACGACTCGCAGCACCCGTTCAGCGCGACGTGGACGCCGCACAGGGCGCAGCGCGCGGGCCTGTGCTCGTACGCGATCGACCCGTCGACGAAGTTGTGGAGCGTTCGCGCTCGCTCTCAGGGCGGCAAGGCGATGCCGTGGGAGCAGTACACGGAGGCGATGTGCAAGGCTCGCGCGATCTCGGAAGTCTGCATGGAGGGCGCGACTGACGTCGTCATGGGCGCGTACACGCCCGAAGAGTTGGGCGGCGACGTCGACGCTGAGGGCGTCGTCGTGACAGCGCAGCGGCTCGACGGGCAAGAATCGCTCGCTGAGACGTCGAAGAGCGACGCCGCGCTCGATCACACACAGAACGCCGCTCAGGGCGTCTCCGTCGATCCTGGGGCTGCTGAGCAGTGGATTCGGCGCATCGCAGAGATCAAGACGAGCGCTGAGGCCCGCATCGTCTACGGCGAGGCCCGTGACGCTGGCGTTCTCAACGACATGCTCACGATCGACGGCGTCGAGGCGATCACGCAGCGCGGCGTCGAACTGCTCGACGTCGAACGCAAGGGCGCGTCGAGCGACAGCAGCGACGAGGCAAGCGATGATGATGTCGTCGACGCCGAGATCGTCGACGGCGAGGTCGAAGGTCAGCAGACGATCGACGACGTCATGGCAGACGACGATGCGAAGGGAGGAAACTAATGGGCAAGTCGAAGAGCACCTGGTTCATCGTCACGAATCACGGCCCGCATCGCTTCGCGAACGATCAGCGTGTCAGCGTGTGCGGCAAGGTTGCGCGCACTGCTGCGGCGACGCCGCTGAGCAAGGCACCCGCTGAGGGCTGCGCGGCGTGTGGCGGCAAGCAGCCGGTCGAGCAGCCGCCAGCGAACCAGTCGGGTGACACGCAGCAGCAGGGCGACGAGAGCAATGACGCGGCAGCCTAGCGATCAGCCCGTCAACCCTGTCGAGGTCGAGCAGGCGATTCGCTCGATCGCAAACGACATCGCGCGGGGCGTCAAGATTCGCTCTGACGCCCTGCGCGAGTTCCGCGATCGAGAGCGCGAGTTCGATCTCGCATTCGCTCGCGCGTACATGCGCTTCGCTGGCCCAGCGCACGCGAAGCGCTACGCGGCAGACATTGCAACGCAAGACGAGCGTGCTGCTCGTGACGCTGCAGAGGTCGCGTGGAAGTACGCCGACAACCAGGGGCGCGCTCTCGAACTCGAACTGAGCGCGTACCAGTCGATCAACCGAAGCGTCACCGGCATGTACGGGGCGGCGGGTGCCTAAGAGTCAGCCGACTGAGACGACGTGCAGACAGGTCGACACGCGTGACATGCACTGCTGCGTGCGTTGCGGCGCATCGCTGCACGTCGTCTCAGGCTCGCGGCATCACCGACAGTCGAGACGCTTCAACGATCACTCAGCAGCGAACCTCGTGCTGCTGTGCGGTTCTGGCACCACCGGCTGTCACGGCTGGGTGCACGCGCACCCGAAAGACGCCCGCGAGATCGGGCTAATCGTGCCGTCGTGGGCGTGTCCTCGCGACGTGCCGCTGTACCTTGGACATCTGCGTCGATGGGCGCAGCACAACGAATCAGGAGATCAGATCATGCTCACTCCCGAGCAGGCCGCTGAGCGCATGCGCGCGGCAGGCATCACGTCATGAGCGGCAGTGGAGATCGCAGGCTGTACGCGCGTCTGTCGCTCGACTTCGACGAGAACCCGAAGATCGCGCCGCTCAGCGATGCAGCGTTCAGGCAACTCGTCGAGGCTCTGCTCTGGTCGCGCCGTCTCATGACTGACGGGCGCATTCCCGCTGCGATGATCTCGCGGAAGTTCTCGCAGGAAGTTCTCGCAGAGTTGACGTCAAACGGCCCTGAAGGGCAGTCTTCGTCGCTCGTCTGGGACGGCAAAGACGTCATCATCCACGACTTCGCAGAACATCAGAACACGCGCGCGCAGATCGAGAAATACAGCGAAGCGGGGCGAAAAGGCGCTGCTGCACGTCATGGTAAAGCCGCTGCTAAACCGGCACGTTCTGCGAATCGCAAGCGAATCGCAAGCGAATCGCAGTACGAATCGCTTAGCCAGACAGAGACAGAGACACCAACATCTAACGATGTTGGGGCGCGCAAGCGCGGCACACGCATCCCCGAGAACTTCGTCGTCGACGATGCGCTGCGAGAGTACGCAGCCCAGAAAGCGCCTGCAGCAGATGTCGATCGCGAGCGCGAGCAGTTCGTGAACTACTGGCTCGCATCATCTGGGAAGAGCGCAGTCAAGATCGACTGGCGCAGAGCGTTCATGACGTGGCTGGGCAACGCGCAGCGCTACGCCGAAGAGCGCGGCTGGAAGCCCAGCGCTGCTACCGTCCCGAGCAACGAGTCGCAGTTGAGGATGAACTCGTGGCTCGCTGATCGAGGCATCACGCTCGACGAGTGGAACGAACGCAAACACGACTCAGCCTGGGTCGACTCACTGAGGGAGCAGTCATGACGACGAACCTCGAACACGCTGCGAACGGCGTGCTCGGCGGCATGATGCTGCAGCGCAACGTGATCGTCGACGTCGCTGAGATCGTGAGCGGCGCTGACTTCCCTGACGCTCGTCACGAAACGATCTTCAACACGATCGCCCGACTCGATGCTGACGGCGCGCCCGCTGACGTCATCGCTGTCGCTGACGCGCTCACGAAGAGCGGCGAACTCGATCGCATCGGCGGGCTTGCAGCACTGCACTCGATGATCGCTGACGTGCCCGCTGCAGCGAGCGCGCCGTACTACGCGAAGATCGTGCACAGAGACGCGCTGCGACGTCGTCTCGTCGCTGCAGGCACGCGGCTCGTGCAGATGGGCAGCAGCGAAGAGACTGACGCTGTCGCGCTCGTCGAGGCTGCTCGTGCTGAGATCGACGAAGCAGCCCAGCGCGAACTCACTGCAGCGACGATCATCGGCGACGACGTCGACTCAGTGATCGACGCGCTGAGCGGGCAGCCGAACTATCTGCCGACGCCGTGGCGGGCGATGAACGACATGATCAACGGCTTGAAGCCTGGGTGCCTGTACGTCGTCGGAGCGCGCCCTGGCAGCGGCAAGACGATCATGGGGCTGCAGATCGCGATGCACGTCTCGCGCTGGGGAAATGTCGCGTTCTCGTCGTTGGAGATGAAGCGCGACGAACTGACGCAGCGCATGCTCGCAGCGCGCGGCGGCATTCACATGACAGCACTGACGCGTCGAGCGTTGAGCAACGACGACTGGACGAAGATCGCAGCGCATGCGCAGCCGATCAGGGAACTGCCGCTGTTTGTCGACGATCGCAGCGGCACGAGCATGGCGCAGATTCGCTCGTACGCTCGCAGTGTCGCCCGACGTGGAGCGCTCAGCGCGATCGTCGTCGACTACCTGCAACTGATTCGGGCGACTGACCCGCGCAAGCCGCGCTGGGAGAGCGTCAGCGAGATCAGTCGCGGGCTGAAGATTCTCGCGCGCGAGTTCGACGTGCCCGTCGTTGCGCTCGCCCAACTGAATCGCGAGAGCGAGAGCAACCGACGCCCGCCGACGCTGGCCGATCTGCGCGAGAGCGGGTCGATCGAGCAGGACGCTGACGTCGTCATGCTGCTGCAGCGCGAGTTCGACGAGAACGCTGGCGTCCCGACAGACAACCTCGACGTCATCGTCGCGAAGAATCGACACGGCATGACGGGCAAGTTCACGCTGCTCTGGGAAGGGCACTTCGCGCGCGTGTCCGACACGCCCTGGGCGCAATGATGCTACCGTCATGAGCGCAACATCACTCCCACAGAAAGGCTCTCCCATGCACGACAAGCAACTCACACTTCGCGAGCGCATCGGCTTGATCGCCCTCGGCTTCGCGATCGTCACAGGGCTGATCGCACTCGTCACCGGCAAGCAAGGGCCGGTCGTCGCGTTCAGCATCTCGGCGCTCTTCGCGCTCTGGTTCATCTTCGGAGGTCGCCGTGG